GCCTGTGAGATAGCCCGGCCCACCTCGTCACTGTTGCCGTTCACCGCCGCCCACCGCTGCGCGACGGACTGGCCGAACGAGCGCAGCATTTCCTCAGTGGCCTGTTTCACCACCTCGGCGCGCATGGCCTCCACCTGCGCAAGCTGCCCTTCCGTGGCCCCGATGATTTCAAGCGCCTTCTTGCGCTGGTCCACGGCCTCATTCGCCGCCTTCACCGCCTGCGCGTAGGCCGAAAGAGGGTGCAGCGATTCGTCCAGTGACTCGATCACGTTGTCGATGTAGGCGTGCCTGTAGTCCTCCATGAGCTTCCCGGCGTAATCGGCATTCACACCAAGCGACCGCATGGACTCCGTCCATTCGTCCAGTTGCGCCCGTGCCGCCTTCGCCTGCTGCTCCATCTCCGATAACGGTTCTTTAATGTTCGCCGTGGCTTCCGTTACCGTATTGATGGCGTTGATGGCCTGAATCGCCTTATCCAGCCCTTCCGTGGACGACAGATCCACGGCCAGCATCGAGGACAGATCCGTTCCGGCCATTGCCCGCTGGAGCGCGTTCAGCATAACGCGCTGGATATCTTCCCCGGCGGTATTGATGACCTCCTGAAGCTGTTCCTCGTCATGGAACTGGAAATTCCACGTGCTCGGCCCGTAGTCGGTGACGCCCTTACGTCCCGCCGTGGAGCCGCGACCGAAGCTGACCGTCTCGGCGTTGAGCCGGGCAAGGACCTGCGCCTGATACTCTTCCGGCAACGCTTGCGCGAACCCCATAATTGAGCTGGCCGTGGTGTTGGCCACCTCGCCAAGCCCCTTGAAAATCCCGGCCGCGTCGGAAACGCTGGCCCGGTCAGTCCATGCCCCTTGCGTCATGAGGGCTTCCCAGTCCGAGCCAAACAGACTGGCGTCGACAACATTGGTGTAGACGGAAGGATGTGTTTTCTTCCCGCCGCCGAACAAAGACGATGCCAGCCCGCCAAGAGCCGCGCCGATGACCGTGCCAACCACAGGCACCGCGCTGCCGAGCGTCGCGCCAAGGGCCGTACCGGACAACGCGGCGCTGGCGCCCCATGCGCCAAGCCCCGCTCCAAGGCCGCTGGTAATGCCGCTGTACTTGTTCTGGGGAAGCCCCAACGCCCCGCCGAGCAGAGAATACCCGAGCGAACCGAGGCCCCCGTACATGAGCGCGGAACCGAGGGAAAGGCCACTGGCGAGATTGCCGCCGCCCATAGTTGGGCCATACAAGCCGGAAATGCCGGGGGCCGTACCGGGAAGCTCGTAACTCAAGAAACTGGAAACCCCCGATGTCCACGAATCGGGCAAAAGGCTGGAGAACGGCAAATTACCGAGCCCTATTCCACCGGAGCCACCATTGCCCCCCGCCGCATACGCCACGCCGCCCGTGCCGAGCATACCGGACACCACGCCCGCAATCTGAACCGTGATGGGCCGGGTGATCGCCATATGCATCAAATCCGCAAGGAACGACGCGAACACGGAACGGAATGAAGACAGGGACACCTTGCCAGTCTCGATCATCTGCTCCCATGCCGACTTCCAGCCGGAATCCATGCCGGAGAACAGGCCACGGAAAGCGTCGTTCATGGACTTGGCCTGATTCGAGGCCTCGACCTGATAGTCGCGCAAGGCCACCTGTGCGCCGTCCATCGCCTCGCGGCTGGCACGCTGGATCTGGTCACGCTTCCATTCTTCAAGGCGTACCAGCTCCTCGGCGGCGTTCTCTCCGGCTTCTATGGCCTTCCGGTACTCTTCCGCCTGCTTCGAGATGGATTTTGACACGGCTTCAGACGACAGGCCCACCATGTCGGCATATCGCTTCTCGAAGTCGAGACGGAGATCGGCATTCTTCTTCAGATCGTCGTCACGCTTGGCCTCGGCCTCCCGGAGCTTTTGCGTGTAGACCAATTCCGCCTTACGGATTTCAAGGGCTTTCTGCTCGGTTGCCTGTGTCGCTGTCGCCTGTTTGCGCTGGACTGACAGCTTCGCGGTTTCTTCCGCCGTAGCGACGGCATTCTTGCGTTCAAGCTCCAGCTTGGCCACGACCTGATCAAAACTTTTGGCTGCCGGAATATTGGCCTCTTCCAGTGCAGCTACTTCCTTCCTGAGCGTTTCCAATTTGGTGGAAGTCTGCTCTATGGCGCTGGCCTTTCCGCTGTGTTTTTTTCTGCGTTCCTCCTCTATTTTTGCGGCTTTTTCCTCGGCTTCGGTTGTTACCTTGAGCCGACCGAAATACTTGGTCATTGCGCCGCTGACTTCCTGAATCTGCCCTGCCGCGACGTGATATTGTTCCCCCAACGTCTTGATAAGAGCACCGCGTCCGCCCGTATCAAGGGCCTTCTTCAGGACTTCAAGCTGATCAACGCTGAAATCCTTAAAAGTGCCTGCGGCATCGCTCATGCCTTTAACGTTCGAAATCTTGGCTTGTGCTGTGCGGAGCCGCGTATCAAGTTTGTCCAGTGCAGCATCTACGCCTTCAAGCCCTATGCTCCACCCTGTGGCCAATTCCCCCTTGGCATTCGCGGTTGTCTGCCTGAGCTGTTCAAGCGTGCCTTCAATTTCAAGGCTCTTGGCGATCATGGCGGCCATCTTCAAAACAAAGGAATCACCCTCACCAACAAGACTGGTGATCATGTCATTCCATTCTTTCGTATCCAGATGCGCGGCCCGTATGCGCTCGTCAATCGCCCGCACCCTTTCGGCATAGGCGTTCAGATTATCTTGGGTGACATTTTGTCCGAGCTTGGCAAGTTCCCGTCCAAGCTCTTCAACTGCCTCCTTTGCCTCCTGTATGAGCGGAGCCTTGGCTATTCCCGCTCCAAAGATGGACAGGTCACTAAGAGTGCTGTTCACACCATCCACGGCAGCGGCAATATCAGTATTCAGAATATCGCGTTGGCGTTCCAGCGATTTTTTGTATGCCTCTTCCTGTTCTTCGGAGAAAGTCTTTACGGCATCCGTGGCCTTGCCCATTTTCTCTTTGTAGTCGTCAATGGTGGCCTGATGCTTGCGGAATATGTCGTCTGCGGACTGTGTGGAGCTGGAAAGAGAGGTAAAGGCAACAGCCGCTGCACCCACTGCGGCGGCAAGGCCGGCAGGCCCAAGCAAGCCGGACAGCGACCCGACAGCCGCCGCAACGGATGAAACATTGAAGGCGACGAGAGCGGCCTTTGCCGCTGTCACTGCTGCCCCGAGACCAGAAAGGGCCTTGATCGCCGCATAGACGCCAGCCGTCCACACCGCCCACTGAATGCCTTTGCCCACGATTGAGGCAATCTCGGCACCATGATCGGCAAGAACCTTCATGCCGGATGCAAGCTGTTTCATGACCTTGGCGGCAGCATCACCGTTCAGGAGTGAGGCCTGAAACCGCGTCCATTCCGTACTCAGGCGGTTCAACTGTCCCTGCAAACCCTGTGATGCTTCGGCGGCGGCAACGGCAAAGTCGTCATGCAGGACCTTGGCCAGCTTCGGAAGCATTTCTTCCGCCGTCACCTGCCCTTTCTTCAGCATGTCGTCGAGTTTCGCCGTGGTGACGCCCATGGCCTTCGCCGCCATGTCAAACGCACCGGGGAGGCGTTCGCCAAGCTGCCCGCGCAACTCTTCGGCTTGCACCTTCCCTTTTGAAATCATCTGACCGAGCGCGAGAAACACGCCGTCCATCTGGTCTTTGCTCAGAGCCAGCGCGGAACCCGCCATTGAGACGGATTCGAAAATGCCGTTCAGATGATCCTTGAGTGCGGAATCCTTGCCCGCAGCGAAAAAGCCCTTGGCGGCTTCCGCAGTCCCCTGAAACTGCAAGCCAAGCCGCTGCGTCACATCATACAGATAATCAAGCTGGTTCTGCGCGGCGGAAGATGAACCTGTGATTGTGGCGTAGGCCTTGTTCAGCCTGTCCATTTGAAGGGAAGCGTCCAGTACCTGTTTCCCGGCCATCGCCGCCGCAGCACCGAACGCCAACATACCGACGGCGTGGGCCTTTACCCCTGTCGCCAGTGTGGAGAGTGCCCCGGACGTGTCCCCCAACTCTACCCTCAGCTTGGCAAGCTGAAGCGTGGACAATCCGGCGTTCTTCTGCAGATACTCAAAAGCCCGGTTCGCGGTCGCGGCGGCCTGGGACTTGAGCATGGAATTGGTCAGGCCCTCAAGCTGCTTGGAGCTGACCCCGGCGGCCTTGGCAATCTCTTCCAGCCCAGAAACTTGCCCCTTGAACGCACCGGCAGACAAGGCGGCCTGCGCCGTCTTCAATTCCCGTGTGATCTTGTTGATGCCGCCGGTGAGGTCAACAGCCGAAACAGCATTGTTGATGCTCTTAGCGATGGCATCGCCCTGAGCCTTGGCCAGCTTTTTTGCGGCGTTCAGGTCGGTTTCAAACGCGGAGTAATCACCACGGATCGCTATGTAAATGCCGGGCGTTTTTCTTGCCATGCTTCACTTCCTGTCTAATGCGGCACGGCGATTTCTGCGGATGGACGTTGACTTTCCCGCAACCCTATGGTGTGGGGAGGGTAGGAGGAATAGATATGCGAAAACTGATTTATGTATTTGTGCTTATCATTATTGTAGCAGGTATCTTTCTTTATATGGAACAAAAAAATATGGCTAAGCACTCAACAATACAAGCATGTGAGAATGTTGTGCAAAGTGCTCTGAAAGCCCCTGATACCTACTCACTTCGCACGGCAACGATGATTGTCACTGAGGGTACAGAGCAACAACCAAAAATCATTATTGATTTTAGATACAAAAATCCTTTTGGCGTAGAAACGCGAGGTGAAGCTATCTGCACATTCACACAAGGCGCTTCTGATGTCGCTTTAAATGACTATCTTTTCCATAAAAATGAATGGAAACCTAACAATATTAAAGAGAAAGGTTCCCCTTTTCAGTCATTTGATCTTAACGAAGTCACAATAGATGGGCTTCCAGTAAGAATGGATATGATCACTCCACAGTGTATCTGGCTTACTAAACATCGCAAGGACGTTCAGGCAGACGAACTGCCCGGAAAAATTATTGGTCAGGAAACGCCACACACTTACGTTTTTTCTTCAGGTACATATGTTTACGAAGAAAAACCTCTTATAGTGAAAATCATTCAAAAATATTTCCCCACAAATAGCTAGTATTTTCCCCCCATACACATAAGAACACCGGGCCGGGACCCCACATCCCGGCCCATTCCATCCGCAAAAATCGCTATGCCGTTGTCAATGAACCGCTCACCGCGTGGATGCGTAAGCCTGTTGCGTTTTTTCAGCTTGTCTCGCTGCGTTGCGGCGGATGACCGTTTCCACGGCCTGCACCTTCCGCCACATGCCGGGCGTCAGTTCGATGCCGAAAGATTCCGCCACCAGCGCCAGCGCGTTGTAGTCGAACCCCACCGGGCCGCCCATGCCGGACATGCGGAGTTGGGTAGCGCCCGCCTGGAGCAGTTCCCATGCGGCGGCGTTGTCGGGCATGAGATCCGGGCAACGCCCCTCGCACTCTTCACAATCCAGATCGTCGCGGTTCCGGGAGGCCTTCCGGCAGGTGGCGCAGTATTCCGCACCCTCACCGGAAAGCCACTCCCAGACCGCCACTAGTTTTTTTCTTCTTCCGCCACGCCGAAGGTTTCGTTCACGATGGCCTTGTGCAGGGCAAGGATGTCGGGGAAAGGCAGTTCGTCCGTCTGGGCCGCGTCGAACCCGGCGACGGTGAACACGGCGTCCATGCCCTCGGAAATCGAATACCCGCCGCCCATGAGGTCGAAGCCCTGCGCCTTGAGCGCCTTGATGTCCTTGCCTTTGAGCGGGTTCACGATGAAGTCCTGACCGGAAAGAGTAACGGTACGCATGGTGTTTTCCTTTTGAGTTTGCTGGTTAATAGGATTCCACGTCATTGACGAGGGTAACGACGACAGAGGCGTTGTCTGCGTTGTCGTTGAAATATGCCGAAAAGCTCTGATCCATCTTGATACCCGTGGGGCCGTCCACGGTCGGGCCGTCATAACTGAGCTGCACTTCCGGGACGCTGAACGTCAGCTTGTTGCCCTCATCGATGGCGAACGACAGATCAAGGCTGAGTTCCTCGCTGTTCTTGGCCTTCATGAGCAGGGTCTTGTCCGTGATGAACACGGTGAGGCTGCCGGTAACCGCCATGACGG